ACATGGCCTTACCTAGCGGTGCAAGCAGATAGTCATCGACATTCTTAACAACCGTCTTAATGTTCTGCGCCGCCGCACCCATTAACATTGAAATACCTGAAGCAGTCCGTCCTACGCCCATCACACCAGTCTGGCCGTGTGAGAATGAAGGGATTCCCGTCGATTCATCTGCCAACTGGCGAGACTTATCGAACAACATCATGTTTTCTTGGGCGACATTCTGGAACTTTGTCGAGAACAACGCCTGACCCGGCGCACCACCTTGGCGGCGGAATACTTTGCCCGGATAAACGGAAAGATCCTGCCCCGGTACGAGGTTTGCTTCATCGACTTCAAAGATTAAGTTTCCTGACAGTACTGCGTTATCAACAGCCATCCGCATGAAACCATTCATGAGGTGCTGTGTGTCTTCCATATTTTCAGCAACACCAATACCAAAGAATGAGTATGGGTTGAGTTCATATGGAAACGCATGGAATGGAATACGTGTTGGTTTGAACGGATTGAGGACTAGACGTAGGATGTTACCGCCGCAGACCCACGCATTAATCTGGATCTGGTCTTGGCCTTTCAACTCTTTTGTCAGTTCTAGGCCAGCTTCTTCTGCTGACTCAGAATCGATCACACCCCAATACTCTAAAACTTCCCAGCGATTAATCGTGTCGTTGAAGTTTGTATCGTCTAATACATCTTCCCAGTACTCGTTGACATAATTAGGGCCAGCATTGATTGACCGTTCAATCGCTTCATCACGGAAAAACGGACGATCTTTGAGTTCTCGCATATTCGAACGAGACATGCGATGACGATAGACGACATGTTCCGCTTCGTGCATATTGTTTGCATCTGCATCTGGATAGAAGTTCCAAATAGAAACTGCTTCCATACGAGGCATTGTACGAATAATTGGATCGTAATTTCCGTCTTCATCCCAACGAGGGTACTCAACATCGTGAGCAAATGGTCCTTTGATAATGCCAGTACCAAACAGACACTGTTCAAATGCCGCAAAGCGTAGATGTTTACTCGCATCAGATTCTTCTAGCTGATCATGGATTTTTAATTCCATGTTCTTAGCCGCTTCGTTCGCAGGCTCGTAGACAGCCGCTGTTGGTGTGCTACCCGGCCCGTCTTTGACTTCGTCTTTGACAGCTTCAAGCTTATCTTTAAACGGCTTAATGTCGGCAGTACGGACAGCACCTTTCGGGATGTCTTGCCCGTCACCGGAATAGCCTACGTTCAATTCATCGTAAATGTCTTGTAACTGATCTGGTACTGCCGCATCGATGTGAACTGTGTCCTTAATACCGACAGGAATTTTGGTAGGCTCAACACCAATCGGGAACTTGTTGCCAGCAAACAATACGTCAGTGACTTGGCTGTAAGCGGCAAGGACTTTAGTCTTAGTGACTTTAATAAAAATCTGAGAACGTTCAGTCTCTGTGAACTGTGTCGTATCATCGTAGATACCACGGTAGTTCTTGTAGGCGGTTAACCAACGTTCTTCGTCTGTTAGTCGCTTATCCTTGGACCGACGGAACTTATCCCTAATAATATCGACAAAGCCTGAATATTGTACGTCATCTGCCTCATTTTCAGAGTCGTCCAACGCCATTACTTCTTCTTCATCAAATTCTGGTTTATCTACAATTGCCATTTATATATCCATTAATCGCTAATATCCGAAAACTTTGTCGAATGGTTTCCACCCTGTTGTATTTGCGCCATCTCCAAAGTCAAATATGCTTTTTGCTTTTGGCCTTGACATGATGCCGTAGCGAATCGAGTCATATGTGTGATCACTGGCATAGCGTACATCAATGTCATCACCGCCTTTAGGATCACTTGGTATCACCTGCAGATCTGCAATGATCTGTCTGCAGGTGTTAAAGAAGATAATTCCCGGTCTTTCGATCTCTTCATCGTACCGCAGGAGTTCATGTAGTCTGTTCTTACCTGCAACACGAGAGCCTGCAGTTCTATCTGCAGGTCTCCACCGCAATCCTTCTGCAATCATTTCTTCTGCAATGGATGGGCCTGTATGCCCTCGTTTGTGCCACGTTGAACTATCCAATACGCCGTAGCTGATATCATCCCCTTGCTCTAATCGCATCACTTCACGGGCTAACTCTCTTGCAGTCATCTTGCTGACGTACAACTCACGATAGACGTAGAGTGTTTCGTAGTTTGGATCAATCGCAAACCAATGGACCGCAGAATAAGTGCTATACCCAAAATCGCACGATCTGAACTTACGCCAGTCGTGAGGAATCTCAAATGGTTCAACAACGTGGTGCCTAATTGTAAACTCAGGGAAAGCGGCACCTTCTGCCACCATCCAGTCGCCTTCCAGTAGCTGTCTACGCTGTTGTTCTGGTAGTGAGAGAAGGTTGGCCTCGTAAGCCCCTTCATCGTACAAGAACGGGTTGTCTTTTAACGTTGCAGGGATGAACCTACGATAAAATAGCGGCTGTCCAGCTTTCTTGTGATTTTCTGGGTAGCGTAATTCTTTATCTGACTCTAAATCTTTTGCACAAAACTTTTCATTGGGTGCTGAAGGGTCAATAAACATCTTCTTGACCCAACCGTGACCCGGCCCGCCGGGGTTAGTCGTTGCCCGCATACAAAGAGGCAGTTGTGGATCTGTTGTCCGTAGACGAGATCGCATATAGTTCCAAGCGAAGGGCGTTGGGTGCTGTGTCAATTCATCAAAGCCAATCCAACTAAATGCTTGCCCTTGGTAGCGCAATACGTCTTCATCTCTGTCGAGATAGGTCATCCACAGTCGTGCACCGGATGGGAATGTCCACTGGGACTTCCGTTCTGACCATTTTGCCCCTTTGTAGATGGCTGGATACATCTCTTGGGTCTTCCAGATCAGTTCACGGAGTTCATCGTTGGTACGACGAAGCAAAATACCGTTAAAATTCTTATTTCCGAAGTATCTGACAGGGTCTGCGATCAATGCATAGGATTTACCGCCACCTGCGGCCCCTCCGTAGAGCACTTCACGTTCTGTTGAGGCTAAAAAGTCAGTTTGAGGTCCCGGATTCGGCTTAAAGATTACACTTTGGGCCTCTTTAGCCTCCTCCTCTGCCTTAATAACGTCAGCTTCCGCCTTAGTCGTAATCGTAAGGTCTTCTTTGAGATACTTAGTAGGCTCAACGAGCGCATCTTCCGGTAATTCACCGTTTTTGACCTTATCGACAGCCTGTAAAGCCGCATATTGATCAGATAACTTTTTAATTTGGCGTTTTAATTCTGTTTTTTCACGGAGTTTTGCTTGTTTTTTCTTATCTTTGAATTCTGGGGACTGGGCGTTGTTCTCACCGTGGATACCATGGGCTTGTTTGCGGTACTCTCCCCACTCTGGGTAGAGTTCGCAGACCTTTTGGAAGATCCGACGGGCTAATTCATGAGAAAATTTATAACCTACATTGGCAGAAACATAGCTTGCCGCCTGTCTGTACGACGTTCCTTCCTTCATCGCACCGATAGCATCCAACACGTAGCCGACTAAGTCCTGCCGTAAGTCAAACGCAAGGGTAGGACTTTTTGTTGCAGGGTCTACATCGTACAATGCGGCAAATGGGGGACGACCCCTGCCGTTGTTTTGCAGTCGGTCAGGGAATATCGAATCCTTAATGTGTTGTCTTTGCTCGTCGGTTAGAGCCATCTGCTCTTACTCGCTGGCTTCTTCAGCCTTTTTAGGTGGTAAAATAAATAAACCACCTGTATCTGAAGACACTTCCACCTTTTCTTTTTTAACAACACCAACACGGTCTAAAATTTGAGTAGCGGCAGTCACTGCATTCTTAGCACCCAAGGCTGTTGGATCATCTAAGACACCTGATAAACCTAATGCGGCTTTGACAGAGTTGTAAGCGAGTACAGAATTAGCTAGTCCGATCAATTCATCTTGTAGAGGATTCACAACTTCTTTAGTGTGCGTCGTTGTCGAGTATCCTGCCATGGTCATGGCCGCACGAATGTTGCCCTTAGCTTCTCCTGCCATTGCTTCTAGGAATGCCAATTGTTTTTCTGTGTACTCTTTGTCTGGTTTTAAATAGGTTGCCATCTCATCTTACCATTTTTTACAAGACCAATATCTTGCACTGAATTTATCTGTTGCTGTATCGCAATTGTGTCTTGCACGGAACGACTTTCGACGTGCAGGGTTGTCCTTTTTAATTTCCATATTCGGATCACCGAAGCGTACTAGCTTGATCTGGTCATCCTTCTTTGCAAGGACAGCAAACTTTTTCGGTCCGTCAGGTGTTCGCTTTGGCTTGTTGTATCCAGCGAAGGTTTCACCCCGGTACTTAATACGGCCTGAAGGCAGGCGTTCGACATCTTTAGTAGTTGCCATTATCTATATCTCGCAGTTTTCTTTGCAATCTTCTTGGGTTGCTTGGCTACCTGCTTACCGGACTTAGTTGCTTTCCGCTTGGCTTTGGTAGTAGCGGCATACTCGCTGGCCGAAAGAGCCTTGATAGCTTTCTCCGGTAGATAACGCTCCCCGGTAGCTTTGGGGCCTTGTGTAGATGGCTTGCCACTTTTGGTACGCCAGTTCTGCTTGGTCCAGTTCTTTAAACTTTGCTGAGGTTTCTTCACTACGACTTGTAGCCTCCACCCTTTGCTTTGTACTGTTTTGCAAGCATCTGGGCCTTTCTTGCACTCCACTGTCCGGGCTTTCCGCCTTTACCGCCTGCTTTGATCTGGTTAAATAAGTTTTTACGC